GTAAGAGCAACGGCGGGGAGTAATCCCCGTCATCTCTTGTTGCTGAACATGGTTCTCAAGCGCCCTATCATCAGCTATTCATGTCTAAGTCGCTCATGCGTTTTTTGCGTTTAATTGCGCCAACCTCCTGTTATTATGTGAGCATTTGTTGTGATAGTTGAGGGTAAGAAATGGAACAAGAAACATCTAAATCAATGCCATCTGAGAAGCAATCTGAAATAGACAACCGTTTTATCTGGCTGTTATCCGCCTTGCAATTCTTATGGCCGTTAGTTCTGTATTTTAAAGTGGAGTTGCAGGTTATTTTTATTACGTTTGTCATTATCAATACAGTCCTTGTTTTTGCTGATAGAAGCCGACTCATGCGTGCAGGATATGAGAAAGAAAGGCCGAGCATATTATTAGCCCTGTTCTTAACGCCTTTATACGTCATATGGCGAGCATATAAATTTAGAAAGAAAACCAAATACTACTGTGTACTGGTGTTCTTTATTTCTATAGTTGTTTCTACCATGATTGGTAATGATATTTTAGATCAGCAGTCTTTAGACCAATACAATCAAGCTGTAGATCAATATAACAAATCTTTAGAGCAGGTGGCGTGCCCTACTGTCACTGAGATCTATAATGATAAACTCAATATGAAAGATGTTTCATGTAAAGTTGTTAAAATTGATGAAAAAGTAATAGATGGATTTTATCGTGCTCACGCAATATTGAATAACGGAAATTCAATAAAAATTAGTATTGAGATAAAATCAGATCAAATATATGTAACCATACCAAATCAATAGTGAATACGCTGAGTGATTTCTTAAGCAAGCCCCGCCACCGAAGCGGGGCTATTCTATCTGTTATTTTTGGGACTCTATCAGCTTCTCTAAGCGATCTAGTCGGTTGATTATTTCAAGAGTTAGGTTTATTGGTTGCTCATTTTTTTGTTCTTCATTGACAGATTTTTCAAGAATTCTAACTATTTCAGCGTTAAGGGATCTTCCATTTCTGGTTGCTTGATTTATTAATTTTTCCTTTACATCATCAGGAATTCTTACGCCGGTTGGTCCAATATTTCTCATTCCACGCATAACAAAAATCTCACAAGAAACTAATGCTACACAGTGTAGTTAAAAAAGTGTTGACTTAATACTTACACGGTGTAGTATTTATTTAACACGGTGTAGTTTTTTTTGATGAGGTGATAAATGGAGAAAATAAGGGAAATTCCACCAACCGGAGTAAGGTTGCCTTCTGAGTTGAAAGTGACATTGAAGCGAATAGCTAAGGAAGAAGGTAGATCTTTGAATTCAGAAATAGTCCAGCGGCTAGTTCGGAGTTTGAAAAATGATGAGAGAGTGAGAGATCGGTAATAGCAAAATCAGATGAATCGTTAAAGTTTGAATGGTAAAGAATACGTAAAAAACAGAGTAAAGTACTTGGTTTACTAATTCCACGAGAATAAAAAGATGATATTGTCCACCAAAAGTAGCGAAGCCCTAACCATTACGAGTAGTCAGGGCTTCTAATTGTCCAATCCGTGTGAGGAACATAGACATGATAAGTATAGCAATTAATGAAACACATAACACTATTGACGCTGAAAATTTGCCTGTTATTACACATAACAATATTTCAGTTATCACGACCGAGTTACTAGCAAAGCTTTACGGCACAGAGGTGATTCGCATCCAGCAAAACCACAAACGCAATGATGATCGCTTTGTTGCTGGAAAGCACTATTTTAAGGTAATGGGGCAAGACCTGAAAAATTTGCGACTATCTTTGAGCGAGTCACAAGATTTGCGGGTTACTTTAAGTAACCTACAAATTTCACCCAAGACAAGAAGCCTTATCTTGTGGACAGAACGCGGCGCAGCCCGTCACGCTAAGATGCTTGATACTGATAAAGCTTGGGATGTTTTCGAAAAACTGGAAGATTGCTATTTCAGCCAGAAAGATACAATGGCAACATCCACTAAAACCACAACAGACGAACGCACCCCGTTACGTGATGCTGTTAACATGCTGGTGGGTAAACGTGGGTTGATGTACCCGGAAGCGTATAGCTTCATTCATCAGCGTTTCAACGTTTCTAGCATTGATCAATTGCCAGCCGAGAAGATAACAGAAGCTGTTGAGTATGTGCATAAGCTTGTATTAGAGGGTGAGTATCTTGGTAAAGAAACCTCACCTTCTTTAAGCGGCATTCAACTCCCAGAAAATGGCAAGATCCTCATCACAATACGAAATAGCACGGTTGATAGTTGCGAAATAGTTCGCCCTGATAGCTATGTACTGACGTTAAACACGTTCATGGAGTTAGCCCAAAAAGCCGGTTATCTCATCATTCATAGAGAAAACTTTTTGAGCATGGAAAATAGCTGGAAGTACTAACTCAAAAGCCAAGGATGGCTTACCGTAACACTATGATGTTTGATGTTTTTTACAACCTGACTTCATCATAATAAGCATTGTGCTTAAAGTGCTTATTTATAATGAGGTTACATCTTCTTCATTTTTCGTTCCTCACTTTTCGTCTAATTTCGAGCTTGCTTTTTTGATAAAACGGGTTTGCTTAGTTAATACCAAACGTATTACACTTATTTATATACAGACTGTATAGACCGAATTATTCAGAGGTGACAAGGGGGATATATGGCTACCAATCCAAGAGAGCATGCGCAGCGGGTTCTGAGTACATTTTGGTGCGGGCGAGGCTTTCCTGTTGACCCCGTTCAAATTGCAAAAGAGATGGGGATTGACGTCTTTATCACCGAAATGCCGGGTAATGTCTCAGGCGCTTTAATTAAGCAGAAAGATCAAGATCCGGCGATTTTTCTCAACGCAGATGATAATCGTGTTCGTCAACGTTTTTCTTGTGGGCATGAATTAGGACACTACATCGCCAGACAGGCAGATGACAATGACATATATGAATACATTGATCTGCGGGGTGAAACCGCAAGTAATGGAACTCACCCGGATGAAGTTTTCGCCAATAAGTTTTCTGCGGAACTTCTTATGCCCGCAGAAGAGGTGAAAGCGCTATGTAAGCAAGGGCAGCCTAGCTACATCATGGCGCATCATTTTGGTGTGTCTGACGATGCGGTGCATTATCGCCTAAAGAATCTGGGATTGAGAAAGTAAGTGGCTGAACAGGATAATAGCAAGTTTAGAGAATCCGTTCTCCAGCAACTCAGGGAAACGCTAAATCAAAGGCGTAAACTTGAAGAAAGCGGGGGTGCTCGCGAGAATGAAACAGATAACTCGCTGAAAGAAGTAGATGCTCTTGACCCCGAAAGAAAACGGCTTAACAACAAAGACTTTGAAGCTGAAATAAACTTGAAAAAGTCTTACGGGAAGTGGTTTCTTGTCATCCTGGCTCTTCAATTGCTTATTATGAATGGTGTCTTTATAGGTGTAGGGGGTGGGTGGTTGAAGTTCGATGAACCCCTCACCCTTCAATTGTATATGGGTGGCACTATGACTGAAGTCTTCGGTTTGGTTCTTGTGGTCACAAGATACTTGTTTAAGCGAAGATTAAGCGAAGATAAAGTTTGTTCAAAACAACCAGATGATGGAATTCGTTATCATAATAGATCTGGCTGCGGTCCTTGTTGCCGTAGAGTGCTAAAGTCGGATAGTTAGCCTAAACTTCTTATTTACCAATCCTAGCCGCTTAATTGCGGTTTTTTTACATCTAAAATGAGGTCTCAAATGGCAGAAACAATTGATTCATTACTTGTATCTCTAGGTTTAGAAACCGATGCAAAAAGTTTTAGAAAAGCCAATGATGCGATTAGTGGCGTAAGAGATGGCATACTTCAACTTGCCGCCGCTGCTGGTGCTGGATTAGGGACAAAAGCGCTTACATCAGGTGTTTCAAGTTATGCTTTGGAAATGAAACGACTTAGTAACATCACAGGCTTTACTATCAAGCAAATTCAGGGGCTTGAGTTTGCTATGCGCCGACTGAGATTGCCGCCAGAGGCGGCGCATGAGTTAGCTAAAAAAATACCTGAATTACAGCATAAGGCGAAGTTCGGGTTGCTGGGAGATAAAGCATACTGGGGTAACGAATTTGATCCATCACTGTTTGCTAAAAAAGCAGAAACATCAAAAATGCAGGCTCTTGAATATCTTGTTGGTAGTTATGAAAAGATGGATTATGACAAGAGGACCTTTTTAAGAGAAGGAATTGGCGGCGGTTCCGATGACCCTATGATTCGACTTCTTGAAAGAGGCTCTAAATTTTTAGATGAGTCAATGAAAACATCTAATCAGATGCCAAGCATCATTGATGATAAATTACTCGAATCTTCCCAGAAATTTAATGATGAGATGGCTCTGCTTGAGGCAAATTTCAACAATTTGACAACAGCAATGGGGAAAGATTTACTTCCGGTTATTAATAATATCATTGCAGCAATTAATAATTTTATTTCGGAGCACCCAGAAGTATCAAAAGCCATTCTCACGGCAGCAAGCATCGGGGTTGGAGCAACAGCTCTAAAAGTAGGTGCAAACACAGTTGGAAGATTACTTCCTAAAACGACACCGGCACCCGTTGCGGCGGCAGAATCGACTCTCCTCAGGACAATGTTAGGCTTGGCTTCAAAAGCTACAGTTGTATTATCTGCTGTCATGCCTGAGAATGTTTTTTACTCAGATGACGACATTCGCGCAATGAGCGATCCTGAATTTGCAAGAAAAAAATATAATCTGGCAGGGAAACACGTCCCCTTTGGTGAAATATCGAAAGATTCACATAACATGTCAGTAATGCAGATGTTTCAAGATCCAGCGATCCGGGAAGCGCAAGAAAAGCTTAATAAAAGTTCAAAAACATCAGTTTCTGATATTGAGCCATACCTGCAAGACAAGAACGTTCGAGACTATCTTGACGCGATAGCGGCGGCAGAGGGAACCGATAAATACCCAGGGAGTGGCTACAATACAAAGTTCGGAGGCGGGCAGTTCTACGGATACGCAGATCATCCGCGTCAATTAATGTCATTTACTCAAAGTGATGGGAAACAAAACCAGACATCAGCCGCAGGGCGTTATCAATTTACTCGCGGAACGTGGGATGAAGTCGCCGGCACGTTGGGGTTAACTGATTTCTCCCCTAGGAACCAAGATCTGGCGGCAATATATTTGATAAAAAAACGCGGGCAACTGGATAATGTTGTTGCGGGTGATTTTAATTCAGCAACGTCTGCATTAGGTAAAGAATGGGCGTCATTGCCATCATCAAATTATGCTCAGCCAACCCGCAGCTATGATGAAATGGAAAGTTATTATGCACGCAGGGATACCGCGCCTGAGTTATTCAAATCATCATCACAACATCAGGCTCGTGAGTACACGGTTAACCAAGAAGTTAATCTGAATTTTAGCGGTTCACCGTTGACCGGGGAAGAGATAGAAAATCATGTCAACAGAGCATTACGTGATGCCGCAAATAATGCCGAGCAATCATTTAAATCAGGAGGTTATTAATGTCGATAGTTGGTATTTTCAATAAAACTCGCCCGCAAATTCGCGGGATTTTTTTTGATGCAATACTGGAAGAGTCTAGCGAACTCAGAACAGATATCAGTGAATATCCTCTAGAAAATGGTATGACAGCAAATGACAACGCAGTCACACGCCCTTTAACTGTTACTATGACTGTAGCTGTATCAGATAACCCGATCAAGGCTCTGATTGCCGAAACTGGTCAATATTCAGGTGTTTTAGGGATGGGGGCAGGCGTCGCTACTGGCTTGGCCGCGTCAGTATTGCCTGGTGGAGTTGCTGCGCTTGCTGGTGTGGCTGCTTCTATAGGATTTTCAGTAGCTCCATTAGGAGAAAAGCGCTCGCAGACGATACTTGAAGAAATCAGGTGGTCACAGCGCAATAATGAAATTTTGACAGTCACAGGCACTAGCGCAGTTTATGACAACATGATTATCACAAACACCCGTACAACTAAAAATAAAGATAATCAGGGAGGATTGGAATTAGTAGTTGAAATGCGGCAATTGAAGATCCTTAAGCGCGAACATGATGCTGATACTATCAATGCTAATCTCCCGGCTGGCGACAGTGCCAGCACGCAGGGACAAGCAACTATTAATCACGGTAAGGTTTTATTGCAATGAATATCATTCCTCTTACAAGAAATGCAGCCTACCAAAAATTTTCCATCACATTAAATAATCACCAACTAGTATTTTATCTACGTTGGTTGACTCGATATAGATATTTTGTTGTTGATATCATGAGTATTGATAATAGTCCTATAACGCTAGGCCGGGCATTACATGTTGGAGTAAATTTGCTTGCCGGACTGAATACAGATATTGGGGGAATTATTTTAGAAGGAGAAACCCCAACTATCAGTAATTTAGGTATTAAAAATAAATTAAAGTGGTATCCGATATGAGTAATGAACTATTTGGTAGGGATTATAAATTAACAGTAAAATCTGTTGATGATATTGAATTAATTTGTACTCCACCGATGCAAGTTAAATTCTCTGTTATCAATATGCCACAGAATCAAGTTTCTACAGCATTAATTACAATATACGGAGTGTCAGAAAAATATAGGCAATTAATACAAAAATATGACAATAAGAAAGATCGATACGGTACGGTTGTTTTATCTGCTGGATATATTAATAGTTCAGGAATGATTTTTGACGGACAAATAAACAGTGTAGAAGTGGCGCGGGATGGTGTTAATGTTTATGTGCGATTATATTGTTGGTCGGTAAAATGGAATGATGCCGTTATCGGCAAAACGTGGGGAAATAATACTCCAGCAAAAGAAGTTTTACAGGATGTAGCTTTAACATTTGAAAATCCTGTGGAATTTATTGGAGATTTTTCTAACTTACCGGTTTTTAGTCAAGGGTTAACGCTACCATACACTAGAAGCCGTGATTTTTTAAATCAAATGAAAGCAACTTGGGAATACGAATGGTTATTATCTCAATCGCGAACAGCAATTATCCGAAACGGCTCGTCCAGAAATACCACTCATGAGATTAGTGCGCTAAATGGAATGGAAGGTTTCCCACGATGGTATAGGACGGATTTAGAAATCGATGTCAAATTAGACCACCGAATTCAACCGGCAGATACAATAAAAATAACTTCTGAGTTTTGGACGATAAATTACAGTGGGATGTATCAAACGGGGTTGCAGGACATGGCAAATATTCAGCGCCGTACAGGAAAATTCAATGTCTTATCTACATCCCATCAAGGGGATTTTTGGAAAGACACTTGGAAAACAACAATTACTTGCCTGTGGAATAATCAGTAATGCAAAATATTAATCCGTTTTTTTCTATGCTCGATACACTTAAGACATCTGCAATTAAAGAAATTATGGTTTGCTTACCGGGTAAAATTGTTTCATATAACTCAGCTAATCAGCGGGCACAAATTGAGTGCGGTATTAACAGAAGCATTGGCGATCAGTTTTACACAATCCCCATCATTGAAAATGTTCCAGTCCAGTTTTCAGGCACTAAAGAGTGGGCGCTATTTCATGAGTTACCACCTGGAACCGAAGGACTCATTCATTTTAGCCAGCGTGCGGTTGATGCATGGCTTGATATGGGTGGACCTGTTGCTCCTACTGATGCCCGCATGTTCAGTGCTACAGATGCCTTTTTCTCGCCCGGCTATCGTTCAATGCAAACTGTGATCCCTAGCTTGCCAACGTCAGGTATG